GTTCATGAAGATTTTTGTCTCGTCTGTGTAAGGAAGTAGGTAGTCAGACCACTGAGTCATCAGTGAATCACCTTTCACTCCCTCGTAGCGCAAGCATGTTGTGGGTCCTTGCGGAATTGACAGCGCACCAGACAGTGACACTCTGGTTCCAGCAGCGGTTGTTGTGGGTACGTCGTACGTGAACGCAGGTCTGCCCTTGGTGTTCAGGTTGGCAGGTGCTTTGAAACCGTCAAGGTAGAACCAGATTTTACGGTTCAAACCTTCTGGTAAGAAATCATCAAATTGGGTTTCGAAATTGTCACGTACTAAAGCAGCTTCAACCCTAAGTTTTGGATTCGTAAACACTGGGTTCATGAAGCGGAATGGATTGCTGTGGGTTGCGTTTGCAAGCATAGAGGCAATCCTGACTCGTGTGATTACTCCAGGTTGGAGTGGATTTTGAAGGGACATCAGCAGGAATAGTACAAGGTGAGGTCTGTGATCTAAGTGGTCATCTTCATCGAGAGTGCGATAGAACTTGTCTTGTCGCGCGTCATGAAGCTGGTGAATGACATTCCAAGGCATAGTTACTCCTTTCGCTGAGTAGGCATACTTCTGGAGTTCACTTACAGGATAGGTTGATGTGGGGATACGCTTGGGTACCCATGCAATTCCAACTGATCCTGAGAACAGTGGATTTCCTACAACTGTGAAACAGAATAACAGGGATCCAGTGTAACGCTCGTGGAGTGACCCATAGGCACGGATATAGTTGTTTATGTATGGGTTATTACGGATGGCATAGGGTATCTGAGCAATAATGGATCCAGCTGGCAAATCGGCGTTTATTTCAATCTCGGTGTCAGAGTCTAGGAATTGTTGGTGTATCAAAGACTTGATATCGAATTGAATGCCTCCCACAGTTGTCATATCAGGAGCTCCAATTGGGTTGAGTTGGTGTTGTTGTGCTCCAGCGACGCTGGCTATAACATCTTCTCCAGAAGATGTCATAGCGGGTACCTGAGCTGTTGGTTGAGGATTGGGTTGGGAAGGTACTTCAGAAATACTTTGCGCCTGAGCAGCCTGATTCATAGTGGCTGGTTCAATAGGTATGTCGGCATTAGACTTTACCGCCAGGTTTTTCAAAGTTCTCTCCATTCGCTCACTCAGAGCCAGAGAAGCCTGCATGAGTTCGATGCGCTTCTTCTGTATGTATGGGTGATAAGTATCGTTTTCGGAATCTAAGAATTCTTGGTATATAGAAGACTTGGTGTCGAATTGAATACTTCCCACAGTTGTTGGTTGAGGATTGGGTTGGGATGGTAATTCTGCTGCGTCTTGAACCTCGGGTTCAGTTGACATATCTGCGTTTGATTTTACCATTAGGTCTTTCAAGGAATCATCTAGCTCCTCAACTAGTGTTTCCTGCTCTTGCTTGCGTATTTTACTAAGGAGTGCAAGCATCTCCTCTTTTAGGTCACGTCCGGGTGTATAGATCTTGCCATCACATGTTGTGATGGTTTCTATTGGTCTTTCAAGGGACACAGTCTCTTTCAGCTCTTCTGCCGCCAATTTCTTAGCAGCTCTCTTGGTGGTTGCTTTACCCTCTGTGGTAAGAAACGCGGTTGGCGTTTCCACTTCGAGGTTACAAATCCACTCACCATCTAGGGGTGTGTAGGATTCGTCGTAGTGTCCATGTAATTGGTGACGGTTTAGGTAGTCGTTCAACCATGAAGTGGCCATAATGAAATTTTTGTTTGTTTGTTTCGTGTTAGAATTAACAAAATGGATTTTATTTTGATTTATTGGGTTACCAGTTTCCTGAAAAACTGGTGAATCTTCGAAGCCAAGTACATACATCTTGAAAAAGTGTCTGTACTGGGTGTAGGAGTACATTTCAGGTGTTAGATTATAATGTCTGATTAATTTCAGGCATCGCGCTCTAATCTCGTTGAAGACTGGTTCTGGATGAAGTGATGCTTCAAACAGTGCAACGCTGACGTTTTGATTTATCTTCTCAGGGGTCTCCTCGGTGACATAGAAAAGACTTGTTTCAATCGAGGATCTTTTGAGTGCCGGGTACACGATTCCGTTTTCTGCTATGTACTCACGGGAACAAAACGAAAGTGCTCCGTCTTGTTTCGCTGGAGTGAGTCTAAGATTGAACAATGCGGCGTCTTGCTTTAATTCCTCAAATGTGACCCCTAAGTCCATGCGTCTTATA